AACCCCGCCGCGATCGCCCCCGCCATCCACGTCGTCACCGCTTCCGTCGCCGTCGCCAGGCTCACAGCAACCGCTCCAGCGCCCGCAACTCCTCAACGGTGTCCCGGAACGTGATCTCCACCGTCTCCCGCGTGTACGGCCGCGCCGGCATCCGCCGCGTCCCGTACTCGATGTGCGCCGCATACGCCGCGTGCGCCCACACTTCCAGCCGCAGGCTCCGCGGCGTCGCCCCCTCGGTCTGGATGCTGTTCCGCAGGTTCCCGGTCCGCACCGGCACCCGCTGCTTCATCCCCGCCTCGGTCGCATACGCCCCGCGCGTCAGCACCCCCGACACCGCCCCCGGCATCCGCGCCGCCAGCTCCCCCAGCCGGTCAAACCGCACCTGCACCGTCGCCAGCGGCCGCGCCATCAGAACGGCTCGTTCCCGGATTCAGGGGTGGATACAGCCTCGACGGATTCGGGCCCCTCTGCGGCCTTCTTTTTGCGTCGTGGAGCCTTCTGCTGCGTCGCCTCACCGCTCTCCGCGGCAGCGTCACCGGCTTCGGCCGCCCCATCCAGGCTCACCCCTTCTTGCCGCCCTTGCCGCCCTTGCCGCCCTTCTTCCCCCCGTAGCTCCCGCCCTTCCGGCTCCCCATGCCACTGCTCCCCCACGATCTCCCAGCCGAACGGAGCCCAGTCCCGCGCGAACACCTCCCGCTGCTTCTCCCCGAAGATGCGGTGAATCGCCCGCCCGTCCTTCTTCACCTTGAGATACTTCGCCGCCATCAGCTCACCCGATCCGCCGCGCCTGCGCCCGCAGGCTCGTCATGTACGACCGCGCCAGCGGCTCCCCCACCACTTCCCACACCCGCGTCGTGCTCGACCCGGCCGGGATCGGCGTCGTCACCGCCTCGATCCAGTCTCCCGCCACGATGTCCGTGCCCAGCGGCGCCGCGATCTCGGCCTCCATCTCCCAGCCCGATCGCCCCACCTGCTCCTGCTCTTCCATCGGCCTGTCGCCCGCGCCAACCCGGCACGCAAACGTGTTGCTCCAGCTAACGCTCGTGCCGTACGTCACCCGCCCGCCAGACACCGCCTTCGTCCGCCGCCCCCGCCGGCACGTGCTCGGCATCGCCGCGGTATCCACCGACCGCAGCGCCGCCAGCGTGTCCGCATCCAGCGGCCAGCTCATGCGTCCTCCCGCAGCCCCGGCACCTCGAGGTCCAGGTCGAAGTCGTCACTCAGCACCGTCGGCGTCGTCAGCGTCCCCATGCTGCTGATCTGCCCGCCACCGAACCGCCGCGCCATCGCCAGACACTGCGCGTGCAGGCCGCTCCGCCCGGACACCCGGACATCGCCAACCTGCACGTCCGTCAGCGCGATCGCCTTCCCGGCCTTCCACTGCCACCCGACCGCCACCGCGAACCGCACCGACCGCTCCGTCCACGTATTCACGTAGCCCGTATCGCCCGGATTCCGCCCGAGGCTGTCGGCCGCCAGCGCCCGCGTCACCAGCCGGTCCACCTCACCCGACGAAAGCGCGGGCGCCGTCTGCCACTGCGTGTCATCCTCGATCCGCGCCCGCGCCTCCGTCTGGTTCACCGGCAACCCCCCGCCGCTAGCTGCGGCTGATCGTCACCGCCACCACGCCGCCGGGATCGGCCACGCCGCTCGCCTGCGCGTCAGACTTGAACTTGAGAATGTCCCCAGCCGCCACCACCAGGTTCGCCGCCGTCGCGCTCAGCGTCAGCGCCTTCTCGTCGAACGCGGTGAAGCTGTTGCTCGCATTGCTGGTCACGGTCGCCACGCTGGTCGTGCCGGCCCCGTCCGCCCCCGCGTTGATCACCGAGAACACCCGGTTGTTGCTCGCGTGACCGGTAATCGCCGCGTCGGTCGTGTAGCTCGCCGCCGTCACCGTCCCGGCGAACGGCGCCTCGAACAGCACGAACTCGTCATCCGTGCCGGCAGTGCTCTGCCCCGGCACCTGCGCCTGCAGGATCTCGATCTGCGGACTCGTATCAGGCATCTCGCGTCATCCCCTCTCCGGCTAGTTGCCGGTCGTCTCTCGCTCGATCGTCACAATCACCGTCCCCGTCGGCCGCTTCACGTCGGCCGGCAGGTCCCCCGTCCCGTTGTCATCGAAGTACGCCGAGAGCGCGATCATGTCGCCCTCCAGCACGTACTGCCAGTGCCCCCGGATGTTGTTGCTCGGCACCGGATCGTCCCACGCCACGAAGTCCAGCTCCGTCAGCGGCGCGATCGACGGCCTCGTCCGGAGGTACGCCGTGATCGGCTCCCGCCCCTCGCCATCGTCGTAGGCATTGATCAGCCGCCAGTACCACTCCGCCTGCGTCGTATCGAACCCCGTTCCGCTCTCCGTGTCCGGGATGTAGCTCGCGCCCACCACGTACCCGTCGAACGGCGCGAACCCGATCAGCCGCAGGTACACCCCGCCCGTCTCGGCGTCGATCCACTCCGACACCGTCTGCTGCAGGTCCACCGTCACCGGCGCAACATCCAGCGACCGCGGCCGCGTAGTAAGCCCCTTCGTCGGCATCTTGATGATTCGCGGGAAAAACGTCCTCGGCATGGCTCGCCCCCTCTACAGGTTCGCGATCCCCGGCGTCGCCGGTTCCCGCTCCTCCGTCCCCTCGTGCCGGTCCCGGATCGCGTCCGTCACCGGCCGCCAGTCGGCGGCGAACCCGAGCACCTCGTCCCGCGGCGCGTTCAGCAGCCGGCGCATCCGCGCCCGGAACGCCGCCCGCGCCCGTTCCCGCTCCAGGTTCGCCGCCTCCTCGGGCTCCACCTATGCCGCCTCGAGCACCGCGAACGGGTACCGGTTGGTCGCGTTGCTTTCCTCGTAGGTCAGCACGTTCGCGATCTGCCAGCCCACCCGCATCACGCAGCGCAGCGCCTTCATGTCCTGCTGCATCAGGTTGTAGCGAATGGCCCCGGTGTTGTCCTGGATCACGCCCTCCGAGAAAATCTGGAAGGTCATGTCCTGCCGCACCCCGATCACCAGCTTGTTGAAGTCGCCCACGATCAGCCGCGCCGCGCCCGATCCGGTCGGCCACAGCCCCGGCGCCCCGTAGGCCACCGGCAGCCCCTCGACCGAATCCACCCGGCCGTTGATGTCCAGCAGCCGCTGGCCGTCAGAACCGCGCGCCCCGCGCAGGTACTGGCGGAAGGTGCGGTTGGCGAAGAACCCGTTCGGGTCGTAGCCATCGGCCTCGATGGTGGCAATCAGGTCGTTGATGTCCTCGGCAATGCCGCCCGCCGCCGCGTTGTTGGTCCCCTGCGTCACCGTGTTGCTCGCCGCGTTCGCCGCGGTCACGATGTCGTCCGGCTGCACCGTCGGCGCGTTGGTCCCGAAGAACACCGCCGCATCCAGCACCCGCGCGAACTCCGCCTCGACGGAGGCAGAGACCATGCCCCAGATGTCGTTCGCCGCATCGGCGATCACCGCATCCGGCACCGGCACCATGCACGCGATCTCGCTGATGTTGATGTACTTGTTGTCCCAGGCCGCATCGCTGGTCTGCTTCTGCCCGGTGTCGCCGTCCACCCAGTACGCGCTCGGCAGCGCCGAGAGCACCGGGAACCGGGTCTGCGCCCGGCCCACCGCGATCCGGGTGCCCAGCTGCAGCGCCGCGCTCTGGTTGGTCAGGTTGTTCATCATCGCCGCCGAAACCTCTTCCGGCATCAGCGCCTGCGCGTCGGTCCTGTTGATAATCGAGTCGTACGGCATCTCGTTCCCCTCTCCCCGCTCGTGTCCCTGCTAGGCCCCGAATCCCGCCCGCTGCCGGATCAGGTCCGTCATGCTCACCGGCGCGTTCACCGCGCCCTGTCTCCCCGCGTCGCTCTTCCCGGTCGCCCCGAACAGCTGCGGCGCATCGCTCTTCGCCGCCTCGATCGCCGCCGCCAGGTTCACCGGCTGCCCCGCGTCGTCCAGTTCCAGGTCATCCCGGATCAGCCGCCACACCAGCCGCCCGTTCGTCGCGCCGGCCTTTTCCGCGGCGTCCCGCACCGCCTGCTCCGTCGCGATCCCCCGCAGCCGCGCCTCCTGCTCGTTCGCCCGGGCAATCGCCGCGTCCCGTTCCGCGATCAGCTTCTCGAGGTCGCTCTTCCCCGCGTTCTCGATCTCCTGCAGCCGCGAACTGGTCGCCTTGAACTCCCGCTCGTACTTGCGCCGCGCGTCCCGCTCGGCCTTCAGCGCCGCCCGCAGCGCCTCCGTGCTCTCGCCCTGCTCCTCGGCCCCGGCCTCCGCGATCCCCGCATCCACCGCCGTCTCGTCGCTGCCCGTCACCCGTTCACCCCACCCCGGCATCCCGCCGGGAAAACGAAACGGGCCGCCAGCCACGCATCTCGCGCAGCAGGCGGCCCGTCGCCACCAATCTCGGTTGTCGGCCCCTAGTCTAGCACGGCACTGTCGTTATCCCCCCGCCTCACTGTCAAAACTGGCGGAATCCCCCGCATCCTCCCGCGCCATCGCCGCCTCCAGCCCCAGCAAAAACGCCTGCCGGAACAGCGACCCCGCCGCGATCTCCGCCCGCGCCACCTCGAGCACCTCGCTGAACGGCGCCGCGATCTTCGTGATGAAGCACAGGCACTGCGGATGCTGCGGGAACCGCGGGAACTCCCCCGCCGGATACACCCCCGGCCCGAGGTCGTAATCGTCCCGAATCGCGTTCTGGTCGCACGGATCGTCGATCGTGTGCCGCTGGTTCAGGTTCCACTTCACCCCGCGCGTCCACGGGTTCCGCGCCGCCGCCTCCAGCGTCGCCCGCCCATACGCCCGCGCCTGCTCCGTCCGCGCCAACCTGCGGGCCGCATAGTTGCCCTTCGAACTCTGCGCCGTCACCCACGCCTGGCTCACCCGGTCATACCGCGACCCCTCCGGCGAGGTCGTCCGCGTCCGCATCCCCTCCGGCGTCAGGTACCGCTCCAGCACCCGCGCCGTCTGCAGCGGATCCATCCCCGCCGCCAGCGCCCGCCGCAGCACCGTGTCGATCGCCGCCCGATCCGCCGCCCGCGCCCGCCACAGCCGCTCGCTCAGCGTGTACCCGTTCGGATCCACCCACGACCGCGTGTCATCCAGCCCCCGCGCGATCTGCAACCGCTGCGCCGCCGTCGGCCCCGTCACGCTCCACTCAGCCATCGGCCGCCCGCTTCAGCGCCCGCGCGTGCCGCCGCACCAGCCGCCGCGTCGTGGCCGCATCCTCCGCCACCGCCTGCTCCCGCGCCGCCCGCGTCCCGTCGAGGATCGCCTGGAGAAACCGCGCCTCCCCATCCCCCGGAAACCGCCCGTAGAACTCGTCCAGCAGCCCGTCCAGCCGACGCAGCGCCGTCTCCCGCGCCAGCGCATCGAACTCCGCGCCGGCCGCCGCGTCCCGCACGATTCTCGCCGCCCGAGACGCGAACTCCGCCCGCTCCGCGTCCATCCGCGCCTCGCCGTACGCCTGCATCCGGTCCCGCCCGCGCTCGCTCACCTACAGCCCCACGCCCGTCAGGTTCGCATCGAACGCCAGCCCCGCCGCCGCCTTCGCCTCCACGATCGCCGCGATCTCCTCCTCCTCGTACCCCCCCCTCTCCCGGAGAATCTGCTCCAGCGGCAGCCCCACCGCGCTCTTCTGCAGCGCCAGGTCCCACCGGTCCTCGTCCTGCAGCGCCGTCGCCGCCGCCCACACCGCGCTCAGCGCCCCAGGCTCCCCCACCCCGCTCATCCGCAGCGCCAGCCGCATCGCGTCCTCCCACACATTCCCGAACGCGATCTGCCGATCCTCGATCTTCGTCACGAACGGCCCCTCCGCCGTCCGCAGCGCCCGCCCGGATGGAAAATCCCCGCTCATCTGCAGGTAGTGCACCGGCACCCGCGACACCCGCGCGATCAGCTGGTCGAACATCGTCACCACCTCCCGGATCTGCCCGAGATTCGTGGCCGAAAACTCCGCGATCGACGGCGCGTTCCCATCCGGATCGAACGGGATCGAGAAAATCTTGTTCATCCCCGCTTCGAGCCGCCGCAACCCCTCCCGCACCTGCTCGTCATCCGCATCCAGCCCCAGGATCACCTTCTGCGGGAACCCCCCCAGCTCGCTCGCCAGGATCAGGTCCGTTAGCACCTTGTTCAGCGCATCCTGCAGCGGGATCACATCCGACAGTTCCGACCGCCCGTACTCCCCCGTCGCCGCGTTGTTGGCGAAGTGAAACACCGGCACCACCCCCCACGGGTTCGGCACCGGCCACGGCTCCCCCACCACCTCGAACGGCACATACTCCGGCATCCGCCGCGCGCCCGTCCGCTCCAGCGGCTCCACGCTCACCCACTTCTCGATCCGGTCCGGGAAATACAGGTTGATCCGCCCCCGCCCGTCGTGCGCCGTAAACCCCTTGCACGCCAGCGTGATCAGCCCCGGCCGCTCGTCGTCATACGCCACCCGGACGTACTCCGCCTCCTGCGGCCACACCTGCGGCATCGTCTCCCCCGCCTCCGGCCACACGATCACATACCCGTCACCAGCCAGCAGCGCCTGCCGGTGCACCTCCCCCGCCCGCTTGTCCATCCGGTTCGCCGCCCAGATCTCGCTCGCCCGCTCCGTCACCGCCTCGCTCACCGAGCGCACCCCGGTCAACTGCAGCCGGTCCGCATGCGCGTCCACCACGTAGCTGCACCGGTTGTACGAAAACGCCTGGAACATCTGCCCGAACACGGCGCTGTACTTCGGCGTCGCAAACGCCAGCGGCTGCTCCCCCTCGAAGTAGTGCTCGAACTTCTCGTACCGCTGGTGCCGCCGGCTGTCCGTCAGCTCCCCGATCGCCCACCCCAGCGGATCCTGCAAATGGCTCATCCCGTCTCCCCTCTCCTACACCCACTGCAGCGTGCTCGCCCGCCCGCCCAGCATCAAATGCGTCAACGCCCACACCAGCGCGTCCATCCGGTCCGGCGACCGCTTCGCCCGCTCCGGCACGTACTGCGTCATCTGCTCCTCGAGTTCCCGGAACACCCCCGCATGAAACACCTTCCCCTGCTCGTACAGCGCCGCCACCGGCTCCGCTCGCGCCAGCTTCCCCCGCGTCGCCCGCACCAGCGTGATCGGCGCCCGCGGCGCAACCGTCCGCAGCGTGCTCTCCACCATCACCCCGCCCTGGTTCGCCTCCGCGATCACCCGGTCCGCCTTGAACTCGTGGAACGCCGCCATCGCCCGCTCCGCCCACTGGTTCGGCGTGTAGTTCCCCGACCGGTCCGCGATCACCCACCCCTGCCGCGCCCGGTCCACCCCCGCCACCACGATCCCCGTCTCGCTCAGCTCCCCGTCCGGGTCGTACCCCGCCTGCGGGTCGATCGCCACCACCACCCGCACCAGTTGCGGTACCTCATCCCGCCGCCGCTGCGCCCCCTCCAGCATCGCCAGATTCCACAGCGCCCCCTGCACATCGTCGAGGACCTCGCCAAACAGCTCCTGCCGCCCCAGCCGCGTCCCCTCGTACCGCGCCACGATCTGCTCGAGGAACGCCGGCGCAAGGTTCTCCCGGTTGTCGTACGTGCTCCCCCGCGTCACCACCGTCGTCGGATCGCCCACCAGCCGCCGGATCAGCGCCACCGGCCGCGGCGTCGTCGTCACCACCTGCCGAGGATTGCTCCCGAGGCGCAGCCCGAACTGCAACTGGTCCCACGTCTCCTCGCCGCCGAACGCCGCCGCCTCATCCACCCACGCCCCGTCGTGCTGCGGCCCCCGCAACCGGTCCGGCTCCTCGGCGGAATACGCGAACGCCACCGCATCCACCGTCGGAAAGACCACCCGCCGCCGGCTCGGCTCGTACCGCGCCGCCAGCCCCGCATCCCGGCAACTCGCCAACAGCCCCGACGGCCCCTCGATCATCACGTCGCGCACGTCCGCCGCCGTCGCCCCCACCAGCGCCACCCGCCGCATCGACCCCTGCGCGATCTCGTGCCGCACCCACTCCGCCGCCGTCCGCGTCTTCCCGAACCCCCGCCCCGCCAGCAACAGCCACGTCCGCCACGACCCCTCCGGCGGCCGCTGGTTCGCCCGCGCCAGCCCCTCCGGCCCGAACCACGGATCCGGCGACAACTTCCGCACCAGCGCCCGCCGCAGCGCCGCCTCCCGCACCTGCGCCTCGAACAGCCCCGGCAATCCCGCCGACGGCATCACCGCGCCGTCCCCCGGACAATCGCCTCCGCCTCCGCGATCACCTCATCCACCGGCAGCCCCAGCTCCGAGGCAATCGACTCCGACACCTTCCGGATGTCGATCTCCACCGTGCTCTTCGCCGGCGCATCCAGCCCCAGCATCGTCGCCCGCCGCTCCAGCGCCCGCAGCACGATCGCCGCCGCCTTCGGATCGCCCCCAGCCATCCCCGGCCACATCGACGCGATCACCTGGTCAAGCCGCTGCAACTCGATCTCCCGCACCGCCTCCGCCGGCTCCCGCAGCGTCGCCTGCAACGCGCTCATCACCGCCTTGTACGCCGAGGCCCGATCCGCGTACCCCACCGCCTTCGCGATCGCCTCGTACGTCATCCCCTGGCGGCGCGCCTCCAGCGCCTGCAACGCCTTCGCGTGCCCCGCCAGCGCCCGTTGCCCCGTCTTGTGTTGCCTGTTCGTCGAACCCATCGCCCCACCCACGGAAACGGGCCGCCAGCGCACGCCATCACGTGCCGCCGGCGGCCCGTCGCCGCCCTCTCGATTGCCCGTCAGTCTACGCTACCCCGCCCCCTGCCCCGTCTCCCGCTCCCGTTCCTTTTCCCGCGCTCCCCCGGCCTTCACCAGCGCCACCCCCTGCACATACCGCCGCCGCTCCCCGCACCCCCGGCACACCAGCCACAACGCCCCATCCTCCCCCACCTGGATCTCCCGCACCGACCCCTGTACCTCCAGCCCCGCCCGCGCCCACACCCCCAGCACCGCCTCGCACCTCGCACACCGCAACCGCGCCCGCCCCATCAGGGCAACTTCGCCTTCATCGCCC